TGGGGTTGGTGCTGGTTTGATCTGCTCGCGCCAGTCCAAAGGATTGGCTGCTTTTTTCTTCTTGGTGGGTTTGATGGCCCATTTTGGCTTGGGCTTTTGGAAGCCGTTGGCGTTGTCGCCTGCTGCTGCAATGGCATCGGCTGAGGATTGAAACCATCCTGCGGCCAGCTTTGCGTCGAGTTCTTCTTGCGTCTGGGCACTGTCGAAGTTGTACGTGCCGCCACCAGGTTTGCGTTGCTGGCCTGGGCTGCGGTAGACGATTGCGGGGAATGTGGTGCTCATTTTTTGGCCTTCATGGGCTTGGCTGTCTTGGCTGCTGCTTTGAAGTCTGCGGCTGTGGGTGCGCCTTTTGCGCCGACTTTACGCATACGCTCTGGTGTCTTGCCTGCTGCCTTTTGTGCTGCGATGCGGTCACGTTTGGCTGCAATGTTGGCATAGAGACCGGCCTTCATTTCATAGCCTTTTTGGGTGCTTTGCTGGGCTTGCCTGCTGCCTTGGCTGCTTTGGTAGCCACATTCAATGCAATGGCCACGGATTGCTTTTGCGGCTTTCCTGACTTCATTTCTATGGCAATGTTCTTGCCGATAGATTTGCTTGAATAACCTTTAGTCATTGGCATAGTGATTTCCTTAATGAGAAAGGGGGGCCATAAGACCCCCCAATCATTTCACAGCTTAGGGCTGGTTGAACAACAAGATGCCGGACATCTCAGGCTGCTTGTTGACCACACCAAACAGTGTGTCCAAGCGATACTTGATTGTCATGCTGTCGATGTCGTAGAACTTCTGCATAACCAGCTCGACGCCCTGGTCGGTGGTAGCACGCATCACTGCGGTGCCAGCATCGGATGGGACGGCGTAACGGCCAGGCAAGATTTCCAACGAGTCACGCTGCCAGAACACGTTGATGTTCGAGGCGGCAGTGTTGAGCCAGTTGATCGGCGCGGCTGCGGCAGGAGTAACGATTACGTTCTTGTACTGTGCAGATGCGTCGCTGGCGACTTGGTTGGAGATGATGCCAGGGCTGATCACCATTTGCGTGCCGTTGGTGATGCTGATGACGCGGAAGGTCTTCAGTTGGCCAGTGGATTGCTTGGTGATGTGGTGCACTGCAACCACGCCGTCAATCGTGAAGCAATCGCCTACAGCCACGCCAACTGTGTTGGACACAGTGACAGTCTGGTAGCGGTTGTCAACGTTGATCTGGCCGCCGACGGATGTCGATGTGGCCTGGGGCACGAGGTAGTTGTTGGCAGCGTTCTGGGTGTCGATGGTTGTGACGCCACCGGCAGCCGCAGCGATGCGGTTTGCGTAGTCGAACTTGTAGGTGTCGAAGCCTGCGACCATGCCGACGAAGTTGCGTTCGTAGGCTTTGTCGGACTTGGCGTTACCGAATGAACGGCTGGCCTGAGACAAGTTGCCGGCCAGACCGTTGTAGTCGCGGCTTGCGAGACCCATGAAACGATCGTAATCGGGCACGCCCTGCTCGTTCATGATGCTGTCGCACAAGGCAACATCGTCATAGTCACCGGCAGCTGTGGAGACTGGAACAACCAAAGTGCCTTGGGCAGCTGCGGTGTTCATGATCGCCACGTTGATGTCGGATGCGAGCTTTTGCTTGGCGGACTCGCCGAGGCGACCTTCTTGCAATGCGTCACGCAGATCGAGGGTGGTCATTGTCCATGGCACGGTCTTGCTGAAACCGATGGTGGATGGCACTGACAACTGGGTCATGTTCTGGTATGAGCCAGCGATGGTGGTTCCAGGTGTGCTGTTGATGGACTGCGCCATGTAAGGCATTGGACGCCAGATGACGTTGTTGGTGCGAGCCATCATTGTCTGGTCTGTGTTGTAGACCGAGACGTGACGGGACAGAACCAGCAAGTCCTGGAAACCTTCGAGGATGTCTTCAAACGCGACGCGTTCTTCTTTGGAAAATGCATTAGCCATGATGGGCTCCTAAATTAAAAAATCATTTGGATGCTGATCGTTTCTGCTGCTTGTACTGGATGACCTTAGTCATGTTGCCAGTCTTTGCCGCTTCTTCTCTCAGCCGTTCAAGGGTTGAGTCCACCGCCCCAGAGACTCGGCCAGTTCCTGACACGATTCTTTCGGGCGGAGGGGCTGCCCTGCGGTTGGTAACTTTCAAGTCTTTCTCCAGTTTCGCTACCGCAAAGGCAAACTTTACGGGGTCTTTGATGGCGGCCAGCTCTTGCGCCTTTTTGGGGTTTTTTCCGAGTGCGTAGACGACGAGGGCGGGATTGTCCGCACCTTGCAGCATGACGCCTTGCTGGGTGACGTTGAACAACTCCTGGGCCACGGCCTCGGCGTCGTCAAAGTCTTTGACTCTCAGCTCGGCTTTCGCCTTGCCGTAGCCATCCAGTTTGGCTTGCCAGGCTTTTTGCTGATTCATAACTTCAGCTTCTTGCTTGGCGTTTGACTCGTCGGCTTGTTGCTTGCGCTGAAACCAAGTTGCCAATGCTTCCTCAAACTTTTCTGCGTCGTAATCGTGATCTTCCAACTTGGGCTTTGCCCCCAGCACGACCGGCTTGGTCTCAGTCTGTGCGGTGGTTTGCAGCTTGGTTTGGAGTTCGCGGTTTTGGCGCTGAAGTTCTCGGTTCGTCTTGCGTAGCTCTCGGACCCATTCGGGTGCGTGTGCTGGTTCTTCGGGAGGCGGCGCTTCCTCACCAATGGAGACTACAACCTCGTCGGATTCTGCCTCGTCGTCTTGGGCTTGGGCCTGCTCACCGTCGGCTTGCGCCTCGGGCTGCTCGGTGGCCTCGTCCTCGATGACTGCGGTGTCGTCGTTTGTGTTGTCGTCGTCCTGTTCTGCCTGTGTGTTCATCGTTGACCCTGTGAAACTCACCCATTGAAACGGCTGGGTGGAAACCGTATGTGTGCAATTGTCACTCAATTGTGGGCTGATTGACAACTGGCTGTGTTTGTTCCTGGACAAAGCCGCCGATTTGTTCCGCCAGGTTCAGTGCGTGGTCTTGAGAATCCATGTCCACGTTGCTGAGGGTTTCGACGGTTTTGGCTCGGCTGAGTTCTGCGTCTGCGATTGTCTTGATGGTGCTTGCACGGGCTTGGGCTGCTTTGGCTGTGGCTTCCTCGGCTGCGGCCTGCAAGTACATCGCGTTCGGGTCTTGCGGCTGGCCTTGCATCTCGGCCATGAGTTCTTGGGCCTCGTCGTCTGTGGGCTTGACCACGCCCATGCGCAGGAGCTTTTTGCGGAAGTAGGCGTTAGCGTCGCTGATGCCCTCGCCTTCCATGTTCATCATGGCCATGGCGGTGATCACTTGCTGGGTCTCTGGATCTGCTGTGATTTGGAGCATTCCGGTCAGGGCGCGGACTGTGGCCTCGCGCTTGCTGGTGCTGGATGGGCCGACCTCGGCAACGACGTCAAAGGTGGCCGCGCTGAGGTCGTTTTGCATGACGACTTCGCCTGTTTCCTGGTCGATGGATGGCTGCATGAGTTCGACCATCCCGGCCTCGCCTGTGGGGGCGATGGTCTTCATCTTGCGCTTGTCTTCGATGTAGACCTCTTTGGCCATGGAGAGCCAGATCTCGCCGCAGCGCTTCATGCCCTTGGCGAAGTTGCTCATGTAGATGAAGGCCTGCATGTCCACGCGAGTCTGGATCATCTCCACGGCTTTGCCTGACATGCCGCTGACCATCTTGTCGGCCCCGGCTGGGTTGCCCAAGATGTCTTGCATGTCGGTTTCGGTGATCTGCAAGAGCGCGGCCATGGCCGGTGGGATGTTGGGAGCGCGGGTGTAAGCCACTGGACCCGACACGGCCTGGTTGCCGTTCTGGTCGGTGATCGGGTTGATCAGCAAATACGGGTAGTCTTTGAGGTTGTCCTCTGACCACATGACTTGATGGCCTGCGACCTGCTCGGGGGTCAGGATGGGCTTCTCGACCGATGAGAGTGCGCTGATCTCGCCCAGCTTGGACAGCTGCATGTTCTTGAGGCGCTGGGCGTCTTTGGCCAAGCGGACGTGGCCCATGCAACGCTCTACGTTATCGACGAACCAGCGTTTTCCGTAAACCACCACGATCGGGATGCACTTACCAGCAATGTAGCCAGCATCTTCCAAGATTCGGCCACCGGACATGATGTATTTGCGAACCTTCTTGCGCTTGACTTTCTTTTGACGCACCTCGACTGTGCCGATGGCCATGAGGGTTTCTTCTAGGGTCTCGTCATTGGCAAAGTCGGCCTGGGTGTAGCGTTCTTCCTCTCCGGAAATGTTCTGGAAGATGCGGATGGTCTCGGTCTTTTCCTCGACCTTGTAGTACTCGGCCACATACACGACGTCGGGGGTGCACCAGTCGAACTCGTACTGGTGGATGATCTTGGGCCAGTCGGTTGGGTCGTCGCCCCAGGTGTCTTTGTAGGCCTGGCGCGTCATGCTGGTGACAACGTAGCAATACTTGGCGTCGGACTTGTCCTGGCGCTTGGCCCCGAGGTCAAAGAACACCGAGCTGTCAGCGTCGAAGATGGGTTCGATCCTGATGCGCTGGCGGTCGTCTTCGTCGTTCTCCTCGTCTTCGTAGACTGTGCGCAAACGCCATGCGCCGATGCCGCCGCCGACTGCTTCCTCGAAGGCGTTGTCGTAGGCCTCATCTGCAACGGATGCCTGCTCGTCTGCACGATACAGACCGTCGCAGACCTCGGCCAGCTTGTCGTTTTCCTGTCCGTCCTTGCTGACGTAATCGACCGAGATGCGGTTGTTGCGGTATTCGTTGATGATGCGAATCACCGAGAGCATGATCTTGTTGACCTCGAACTTGGGCTTGTTCTCGTACAAGTCCCAAAGTGGGCCTTCCCACTGGCTGCCTGCCAGCGAGTAAAAACGCCGGTCTTGGAGGCATTGCAAGCGCTCGTCTCGGAGGGCTGTTTGTACGTCGTCAAACTGCGCCAGGGCTTCTGCGTGAAGGTTGGCGAGGCGTTGGTCGTTGCTCATTCGGGCCATGGGGATTTCCTCAATTTGTGCGATTGTCTCACCACTTCTTCACATTTGGCAAAGGGGTGAAGGTGGCGGGTTTGGATGTGCTGGCCCGGCGGACGGCTTCGCAGGCGTAGCGCAGGGCATCGATCACGTGGTTTTTCTTGTCCTCCAGGACTGGCAGGATCTTGCCCGTGAGGGGGTCGGTCTTGTAGCTGTAGAGGGTGAGTTCGTCGATGGTGTGGATGCAGCGGGGATGGACAACGATGTCGTAGTTCTTGAGGAACTCGATGCCTTCTTCCACTGATCGCGGCCCTTTGACCGCGGTCATGATCTTGGGGAAGCCGTTGCGCTTCATGTGGCTAATGGTCTCTGGCCTGGCAGAGTCGGCCACGATGGGCCACTTCTCGGCCTCGGGCACGGTCATGAACAGTTCTGGGGTGTTCACGATCTCGCAGCCGACCATGTAGGCCTCGTAATCGATGTAGAGGGTGCGGCCAATGATGTGGCAGCGCACCAGGGTGGTGGGGTCGATGGAGAAACCCCAGTCAGCGCCGAGCCGGTGGATGGCGTCTGGCGGTGCGTCGAAGTCCTCGACCCGCCAGTTCTTGAACACACGGGTGTTGCTGTTGGTGAGGTAGCCGCCCATCCAAACGTGCTGGTATTTGTCTGGGTCTCTGCGCTTGTCGTATTCCATTTCGTCTTTGAGGACGCTGGGAAACCACGGATTGTCGGTGAAGTTGACCTTCAAAACCTGGGCGTCCTTGGGTGGCGTTGGGCCACGGAGCAGGAAGTCTACTGGATCGGATTGCAGGCGCGGGTTCCAGGTAAACCAGAGCTCGGACTCGGGCTTTCGGATGGTTGGCCGCAAGAGGTCGAGGCTGGTCTGGCTGAGGCTTTGGGCTTCTTCAACCCAGGCGCAGTCGTAGCCCTCCAGCGACTTGATGCTGTCGGCGGTGTGGTTTTGCATACCCTGGAAGATGATCGCCCCGTCGCCCTTCTTGGACTTGATGACGGCATCCTGCACCTCGAAGTAAGCCCCGGCGTTCATGGCCTCGATCTTGGTTTCCAGTAGGCGCTTGACGGACTGGTTGAGCGACTTCTGGATTTCGCGCACGCAGACGCTGCGCCGCTTCTGGTCCATGATGTGGGCCTCGATCATGAGCTCGGCAAACATGTGGGATTTGCCTGAGCCACGGCCACCCCATGCGCCTTTGTAGCGGCTGGGGTCCAAAAGAGGCAAGGCCCATTCTGGGGTGGGGAGCTGCAAGACCTTACCCATTCTTGACGATCACCCGTTCGATCTTGGCGAACTCCAGGGGAGCGCCGTCGGCCCCGGTGAGTTCGTGCTTTTGGGTTTCGGCCCAGCGCATTTGGGTTTTGCTCCACCAGATGGCTGCTGTGGTGTCGCCTGCCATGACCTTCTGAAATAAGGTTTTCCCCACTTGGGCGTTGGCTTTGGCTTTGCCTGATTGCAACTCAATGGCGAAGTGCTTGCGCAGGGTGTCGGTGTCGATGCCCTCGCGGATCAGGACTGCGATCTGTTCGATGGGGAGGCCGTAGCCGCTGAGGGCTTCGACCTGTTTGCGCTCTGGATCTGTGGGCTCGAAGGCCTTGCGGCCTGAGCCTTCCCGAGCGCCGCCGTGGGTCTGTTGCTTTTTTACAACCGATTTTTCAAGTTTTGCCATGGTCACATCTCCTGGACTGTGTTGGTGTAGCGGGACAAGAGCCTGGGCTTGCGGTGCTGCTCGTCGAGGATCATGGGGACTGCGTGCCGCCATGAGATCTGGTGGTGGATGCGTTTGTCGTTGTTGCCCATCTCTGTGATGCTGACACATGAGGGGGCGTAGAGAACGCTGTAAAAACTCTTGACGTAGGTTCCGAGGTCGAGGTAGATCTCGGTCAAGCCGCCTGAGTTGGTCTGGGTTTCTTTCTGGTAGAGGCGAAGGCGGGGGACGGTCACAAAGAGGTGGCCGCGGCGACCCCATTCGACGTACATGTTGACGTCCTCGTTGATGCGGCCCATGAACTTGACGGGCCGGTCGACTCGGAACAAAAAGGAGTTCATGACCTTGCGGCTGAATTTTCCCTTCTTGATGTGCTTGACAAAAGTGCCCTCGCCGCCGCCTATGAAGTCTCCGCCCTGAGACATGGCCACGGAATGTGCGCCGGATTCGTCCATGAAGTCGCAGAGGGCAAAGAGCAGGTCATCGAGCTTCTTGGTATAGGCGTCTTTGGTGATGTATTCGTCGCTGTTGTCGGTGGTGTAGGCGAAGGCGCTGTAATCGTCATCGAGTTGCCAGAAGTGGGTGAGCCCGAGATCGGCTGCGATCTGGAAGTTCTGATTGCGAGCGTAGACGACGCTGTTGCGCTTCTTGAGGTTGTCGCCGCTGTCGGTGTTGTCGATGGCATCTTGCTTGTTGAAGACGATCACGGAGTCGAGGCCGTAGAGCGCCAGGTATTGCTTGATCTGTTTGTCCTCGTCATCGCAGACGAGGTAGATCTCGCCCGTGTAGCCGTGTTTGCGGAGGGCTTCATAGGTGTAGACGCAGTTCGCCCTGCCGTGGGTGAGGATGAAAACTGCGAAGCGCCGGTCTTCGTTGGTCATTGGTCGCCGCCCTTCTCGCTGGCGTAGATTTTCCCCATGGCCTGGGAAAGTTTGACGTACCCGCCCGAGATGGCCTTGTCGAAGTCGATGATGACCAGTGCGCTTTCTTCCATGAGCTGCTGCGTGTCTGGGTCTGCGTGGGCGTAGAACTCTGCGATCTGCTCGAAGTCGAAGCGGATGTGCCTGGTGGCCGCCAGCAACAAAAACTCTTTGACCTCTGGCGCCAGGTCGTTGTTTTGGTGGATCTGGGCTGTCAGGTGGATGTACTTTGCACCGTCGTAGAGTGCTGCTGTGGGTGGGCAGTCGCCGGTGGGTTGGTAGATGGGGGCGTCGATCTTCTTGGTGTACTTGCTGGTGTCAGCGCCATCGTCGTCTGGGTCTTTGGGCATGAGGGCTGCGATTTCGTCTTTGCTGAAACCGATCAGCTCCATGCCAAAGCCGAGGCCTTGCAGCTCTGTGAGCTCGAGCGCCAGCATTTGCTCGTCCCAGCCTGCATTCATGGCCAGTTTGTTGTCGGCAATGACGTAGGCGCGTTTCTTGGCATCGCTCCAACCTTTGGCCACCATGACAGGGACTTCGGTCATCTTGAGGCGTTGGGCTGCGAGGGTACGACCGTGGCCAGCAATGATGCTGCCGTCCTCATCCACCAGAACTGGTGTGGTCCAGCCCCATTCCTTGATGCTGGCTGCCAGCTGGCTGATCTGTTCGTCGGAGTGTGTGCGGCTGTTGCGTGCGTAGGGCGTGAGCTTGTCGATGCTCCAGCGTTCGACTTTATCTGCGGGATTGTGGGTTTTTGTGGTCATGCTGCATTGTCCTCTTTTTCAAGTCTGTTTGCCACCAGGGTGGCGTAGCCTGCGATGTCGATCCAGTTGTCGGCATAGTTCGGATCACCGTTCAGAATTCGTGCGATTTTGTGGGAGATCATTTCGAGGGCTTCGCGCTGGTCTGGATCGAGATCACATCCGCGCTTGGCTTCGTATTTCAAAATCACACCTTTTATGTGCTGGCTGATTTCGGCATGGCCTTCAAAGCTGCCATATCTGGCTTCTCTGCCTGCCAGCATTTCGTTGACGTTGGTCTGTTCTGTCATGTTAGTACCTGCTCACCTTTCTGTGGATAACTTTGCCTTTTTTCGCCGCATCCCGGTTGCCCCTTTCCCCTTCCCTATAGGGGGAAGGGGAGGGGAGGGGCAGATTTCCGGGCTTTTGCCCCTTTTGCCCCTTTTGCCCCGAGGGGCAGTTAGGGGAATTAGGGGCAAGATTTCCCCCCATTTTTCTGCATCATCATGGCACTGACTTGGGCCTCATTGATGAAGATCCAGCCATGTTCGTAGGACTCCAAAACGCCTGCGTTGAGCATCTCCAGGATCAATCCGCCAGCTCTTGAGGCCTCGGTTTTGTTCCTGGCTGTGCGTTCTGTGTAGCCGTTTTTGATCAGGAAGTTTTGCAGCCCTGATCTGCTGATGTAGGGTAAACCATTACGCATTTCGGTCGCGCTGTCCCACCATGATCGCTCAAGGGTGCGCATGGTCTCGTCATGCTTTGTGGGTTTTTTGTGGGGATTTGTGGCAATGGCTTCATCGTCTGGGATGGCCACGCAAGTGGTTGCAGCGCCGCCAAACTTGGTTGTGCCCATCTCGATGATCTCCAGCTTGAAGTAGATTGTGTCGCCTTTGCTGGGAAGTTCTCGCTGTTTGGTGACCGTGACTGAGCGTGTGCCTTCTTTCTCTGTGACCTCGATCTCTGTGTCGATGTGGGCCCGGATGCCTGACCATCCCCGTGCGCCTTTGGCTGCGTCTTTTCCGTTGTGGTGGATGATCATGAGGGCAGCGCCTGTGGCAGTGGCTACTTGGTCGAATCTGGCCATGACTGGCCCCATGTCCTCGCCGCTGTTCTCGTTGGCGCCTGCGCTCATCCTGGCCAAGGTGTCACCGATGATGAGGCGCACGCGCTGGCCTTTGATCTGCTCGATGGCCCTGACCAGCTCGATGACGTCATGGGCATCTTGGTCGCCGTTGTAAAAGTTCATGGGCACTGGGACCATGGCCAAGTTCTCGAGATCACAGCCGTGGTACTTTTTGATGGCCTGCATCCTGGATCGAATACTGCCTGGGGCTTCGCTGGCCAGGTAGACCACCAGGCCGGGATCTGTCTTGCGACCGTAGCAGTCTGAGCCTGTGGCGATGGCTGTGGCCACTGAGAGTGCCCAGAATGTCTTGCCTGAGTTGCTGTCCCCGTAGACCACGACCGAACTTCCGATGGTCATGAGGCCTTCGACCAGTTCGTCTGGGGCTTCGTAATCGCTGCCCAGCTGGTCTCCGAATACCACCTTGAGCTTGTCGATCACCGATGTGCCGGTCTGCTGGGTGAGGAGTGCTGCAAGGTTGTGGCCTGCCTGCACATAATCGTTGGCGTCCATGCCCTCGATGGGTGGGATGACGACTCTGGCGCCATATTTTGCGCTGGCCTGGTCTGCGTAGCGCTGGCCGACGCCGTGTTTGTCATGGTCTGCCACGATTACGATGTCCTGATTTTCACCGTACATCTCGCGCAGGCTGGCTGTAACTGGCACTAAGCTGCTGGCGCTGTAGGCCACGATGCAAGGGCGGCTGGTGGTTTCGTAGATTGTCGCAGCTGTGGCGAAGCCTTCTGCCACGTAGAGCGTGCCTGGTTCGTCCAGAGTGCCAACCATCCAGAATTTGCCGCCTGATTTTCCGCCTGGGTGGTAGAGCTTGCCACCGTCCTCATCGATGTATTGCAGGGTGCTGAGTTTGCCTTCCTGGTCGTAAAGGGGGACCATTAAGCGCCCGTCCCCGGTGATGCGCACGCCGTGTGTCTGGATGCCTTTGCGCTTGAGGTAGGGATGATCTGGGTGAGCTGCGCCACCACTGAGCCAGATCTTTTCCACTGTCTCGCTGGCGACTTGGTGCTGGCGCTCTTGGGCGGCTTCGCGCAAAACCTTGGACTCGTTGATGCGCCTTGCGTGGGCCATCTCTTCAAACTCTGTGAGCTTGCGGCCAACGTCTGCACGCCATGTGACTTCCATGCCCATGCGCCAGCAACCGAAGCGCCCTGCTGGGATGCCATCCCCAAAAACCAAATACCAGCCTGGCTTGTCGATGCCTGGTGTGCCCTTGGTTCCTGACTTGAAGCGGTGGATCTTGCCGTCCATCAGGATCTCGTCTGGTGGTTCGAGGCCTGCTGCACGCATTGCATCAATGAGCTGTGCTTCTGGTGGCGCGACTAGCTTTTCCGGTGGCGGAGCCCATGGGCCGCCGAGGACTTTGGAGAGGTCAGCCATGCTGCGCCACCTTGCGACTTTCCAGGTAGTCCGAGAGAGCCTGCAAGACTTTGTGCGTGGGGTTTGCGTTGAGGTCATCGCGCACTTTGCGGATGGTGTTGTAGTGCACGCCGGTGGCCTCTGCCACCTTCATGGGCATTCGGTCTGAGAGGGCGTCTCGTATCTGTTCGAGGGTCATCATGTTGGTTTCTCCTGTTGAAAAAAAATCTTCTGATGTGTGGATATTACCTTAAAAAATGGTTTATGATTCGATCACACCACAAACAGATTCCCTGACAGTGGTGCAAACAAGAAGGAGAGCAACATGCTCAAAGTTACTTTTTACGTTTACTCCAAGGTTTTAGACAAGGAGTTTTTTAACACTGAGTTGCATAGCTCAATGGACGATGCAAGGCTTCGTGCTTGTGCATTGAACTGGACGATCTCTAAAGTTGAGGAGGCTTAATCATGGCGATCAATTTGAAGACGACCGGAGGCTTGACGGCCAATGGTGTGAAGTTGTTGGTTTATGGGCAGGCTGGGGCTGGCAAGACAACGCTGGTCAAGACTTTGCCGAATGTGGTGGTGCTGAGTGCTGAGGGTGGTTTGTTATCGATCCAGGATGCGGATCTGCCCTACATTGAAATCGCTTCGATGGATGATCTGCGCGAGGCTTATTCCTGGCTGACTTCTAGCGAAGAAGCTGGGGGCTTTCAGTCGGTGGCCCTGGACTCGATCAGCGAGATTGCTGAGGTGTGCCTGAACACTGAGAAGAAGGCGAACAAAGATCCGCGCGCGGCCTACGGTGCGATGCAGGAGCAGATGGCCGACATCATCCGCGCCTTCCGTGACCTGCCTGGCAAGCATGTCTACATGTCCGCTAAGCTGGAAAAGACGCAGGACGAGATGGGCCGTGTGCTGTATTCGCCATCGATGCCTGGCAACAAGACTGGCCAAGCGCTGCCGTATTTCTTCGATGAAGTGCTGGCGCTGCGGGTTGAGCGCGATGCTGAGGGTGTGACGCAACGCGCCTTGATGTGCGACTCGGATGGCCTTTGGCTGGCCAAGGATCGCTCGGGCAAGCTGTCTGGCTGGGAAGCCCCAGACCTGGGCGCGATCATTGCCAAGATCGGGGG